GATCGTCGCCGCCGTCACCAAGATCAGCGCCCAGCGCCGGACGCTGTGACCTCCCACCCCGCCCGCGGGCCGGACCGGCCGACACGGCGGCGGCCGGCCGGAACCGCCGGCGCAGGAAACGACAGGGTGCCACAGGACCTCTTCAACACGCCGACCGCGCCGGCCGGCCAGGACCAAGCGATTACCAACCCTTTTTTCAAGCCGTTGCTGCAGGTTTCCCGGCCTTCGCCCATGGTGGTGGTCTGCACGTTTCAAATCTTGAGCAGCGACGCCAACGGCCTAGCTATCCGGGAATTCGGCCTGCTAAGGTCCGACGGGAGCCTGTACGCCAGGCGGACAAGAAACGGGAAGGTGATCGAGAAGGACAGCGACATCGAGATTGACGGCGAATGGACACTTTACACGTAATAAGGCGGAGGTGATTATATGGCCAACTTACAAGAAACAGTTCAATGGGAAGCCGGTGTCTATCAGCTTGAGGAAACCGATCCGGTGCAAGGCGGCGCTAATGGCGTTGATAACTTGCCCCACAAGCATCTGGCCAACCGGACGGCGTACCTGAAGCAGGAACAGGGCTCCCTGAAGTCTGAAGTAACCACGGCCAGGGGCACATACGCAAACCTGGGCGCACGCCTGGATGCACTGGAAACCCAGACCATGCAGGGTGAAAGCACGTTCGCCGGTACCGGTGGAAAAACGATCAGCCATTCCCTGGGCCACAACAATTATATCGTGAATGTGGTGCCCCTCCAGGACACCGGCGGCGACCTGGGAGACGTGTTTATCTCCAAGGCCAGCAACGCTTTTACGATCTACAATACGGGCGGTTTTACCGGCAGTTTCCGGTACCAGCTCATGACGTAAGGAGGGAGAAAAGATGATTGTCCAACATAACCCCGGTAAGCCTAATGAAGCAATAGACATTGACCAGACAACTTCCAGCCGCCTGGTGATAGCCGCCTTCCCCTTCCCCGGCGGGGAGTGTGCGGGCGGCAGGATAGACCTGACACCGTTCCAGGGTGGCCCCTTCAGGCTCTACCTGGAGACCGACGGCAGCTTGAACACGGAACTTTTCCGGGACCATTACTGGCTCCTGGCGGAAGCCGTCCTGCCCGAGCGGCATTTTGAAAACCAGCCCACCGGGATGACAGATGAGCACGGGCAGCCGGTCATGACCATGGTGGAGCAGCCGCTGGACCTTAACGATGTTGAAATCATGGTATATCCCCTTCCGGAGGTGATCTAAATGAATGTGAGCAAATTGTCCCTGGCGGCCCTGCGGGACCGGATCGCCGCCGGCACCCGCGAGGTTGACGTGGTACACAACTCCAAGGGCGACGGAACCGGCACCACCGTGGTGTCAAAGATGGTGTATGTTCCCAGGTTCCGCATTCCGGCCGGCCTCTGGGATGGCGCCGCGTTTCCTGCTCAGGACCTGAAGCTGGGCGGGTTCCTGATTGACAAATATGCCTGCAGCCAGCCCGATGCAACCAATGTCAGCCGGGGCAGCACAACGCCCAACGCCCCCGGCCTGGTGGCGGCTGTGTCCCAGCAGGGAGTGGTGCCATGGACCGACATCAGCCAGACCAACGCCCTGGTGGCCGCCGCCAACCGAAAGATTAACGGGCGCGCATGCCACCTGGTGACAATGAAGGAATGGGCCACAATCTGTTTCCTGATCAGACTCCTGGGGCATGATGTTCGAGGGAACAACTCCTGGGGCCGCGACTACCGCGATGCGGATAGCTTCGAGAATTACGGCATTGAGGACCCGCTTACCGACAGTTATGCCGCCGGATATGGGTACGATATGGCCAGGGCGCTTACCGGCTCAGGCCCCATTTCGTGGTCCCATAACGGCATGGCCAACGGTATTTTCGACATCGTGGGCAACGTCTGGGAGTGGCTGGACTTCCTGATTGATAATGGCCGTTACCAAGCTATAAAAACTGCAGCAATTAATGATAGCGACGGCATCACCGCTACCGACACGGCCATTGTAATCGACGGAGTTCAAAACCCGGAACTCTGGCCGGCCAGCAATGGTTTGGTTTTAATCAAGGCCGAGGGAACAAACACCGACGAATACGTCATCTACAGTTCTATTGTAAACAACGGTAACGGTTCTTATACCCTGACCGGCTGCCAGCGGGGCCAGAAGGGCACGGCGGCCAGCGCCCACGCCAATGATGCCGTGGTGCAGCAAATCACTGATTACTGCCTCATACCTGGCGGCTGGACGGCCAAGATTGCCGATGCCGGACTTGACAATACCACGAACCCGGCCACGTTTACGTATTCCGAATTGGTCCTGGGACCAGGAGGTGCCAACCCGGCGGTGGGCGATGTGCTGCAATGCCAGACGGAGCAGATGACCGTCACGGCCGTAAACGGCACCAGCGTAACTGTAAGCCGTGGGGCCAATGAGTCAACGATAGCCGCCCACGCCCAGAGTACCGGGATCACTAAAATATCGCCGCAGATGAGTAACGACAACCCTACATCTACAGACGCCACTTATGGTGCTTCCCAGTTTGGCAAGTTCTTGACCATGCGGACGGAGGCCGAGCTGGCCGCCCTGGCACTTCCCTCCGCTGTCTCTTCTGGCGGCAACGAAGAGTGGAAGGATGGCTTCTGGATGCGGAACTATGGCCAACGCGCGGCTCTACGTGGCGGGAACTGGTACGACGGGTCCGACGCCCGTTCGGGGTTCGCCCTCTACCTGACCGCTCCGCCGTCGAGCGCGGGCTTCGTCATCGGCTTCCGCGCCGCTTTTTCCCTGTGATCTGGTATAAGGATGAAAGCTAAAGGGTTTTGGAATGACCCGGACGGTTTTACAATCGAAGACCTGGCAGTTTTAGCTTCCCTGGGCCTCTATGTTTTCGTGGGGGCTAAGATGGCAATGGCAAAGGATGTTTCCTCAAATCAAGTGGATTTTTTCACTGTCCTGGGGTACCCGATAATTGCAGCTATTGCAAAAAGGGCCATTGAGCGGATTGGTTGGCCCACACTTGGGCGGCGCGGGCAAATGCAGACATACCAGCCAACCTACACGCCTGAACCCCACTACCAGCCAGAACAAGCCAGTTATACCCCGCGTGATGAAGGCTGTTCAGAGGAAAAACCTCTAAGCGTGCCTCAAAATAAACCGACAATTTAAGGAGGTGTTAAGGTTATGAGGTTATGTATTGACCCAGGCCATGGCGGAAGCGATTCCGGGGCGCTGACGGCCGACAGGCGAATGGAGAAGGACACAAACCTGCGAGTAGCTTTAATGGCTGAACAGGAATTACAGGGCAGTGGGATTGAGGTCATGTTGACCCGGCGGGATGATCGGGACGTTGGTCTGTCTGAGCGCTGCCAAATGGCAAACCGTTGGGGTGCTGATGTTTTTATAAGCATCCATGCTGATGCCGCCGGCGGTACGAGTGCTAAGGGGCACCATGTAATCCACAGCATCCACTCCCAACCCGGTAAGGGTGGCAATAAACTGGCGAGGCTTTTGGTTGACCAGGTAACGCTGGCTACGGGCCGGCAACCATTCCCGCGAGGAGATAATGGGGTGTGGACCCGTGAGAGTGAGAAAAATCCGGGGGTTGACTACTATGCGGTAATCCGCGAGACGAACATGTCGGCCGTAATCATCGAGCGCGGATTTTTGACAAACCCTGAAGACGCTGCGCTACTTTTTGACAATAACGCGCTTCGGAAGCAAGCCCGAGGTATTGCGCGGGCGGTGATGATGTATTTCGGCGTAAATATTCAGGAGGTGGTAGAAGGTATGTTTAAGGATGTTGTGGGGCACTGGGCGCAGGAAAACATTGAACACCTGGCCAAAATTGGGGTCGTTAGCGGAAAAGGCGACGGAACCTTCGACCCTAATTCCCCAATTACAAGGGCGGAGGCGGCTGTTATTGTAGACAGAGCCATTGCCTACACCCTGGCCGAAGTTCGAAAAATGTTAAAGGGGGCGGCGTAAGATGGAAGACCTGGTGCTGAACGTGGCCTATGATTTACTGCTGTTACTGGCGACAGTGGCCGCCGGCCTTCTGGTGGCCTGGCTGAAAAAGAGGCTGGGCGTTGAAGGCGTCAATAAAGTGAACGCAGAATTACAGGCAAAACAAGAGTTGGCCACTCTGGCGGTCCGTTTTGTCGAACAGGCTTATCAGGACCTTCATGGCGAAGATAAATACCGAAAGGCGGCCGAATGGCTTTCAACCAGAGCTGGCGAGTTAGGGGTCAAGGTCTCTGCAGAAGAGATTAAGGGGCTTATTGAGGCGGCCCTGCGGGCCTTTAAAGATGAGTTTGGCGAAGGCTGGGCGAACGCGACTAAGTCAGGTTAACGTATTGTATCACGCCAACAAAAAGCGTATACTTAAACTTTAGGAGAGGGCTTTTGTGGCCCCCTCCTAAACAAGTTTTATGCAGCGCTTGCGTATTCTCATTTAGTGTGAGATTTTTTCGCACGCGACGTGAGAAGCATCAATAAATTAAAGCCGTTTCGGGAAAATAAAAATAACGTCCTTTCATGGACGTTTAAAAGGAGCGG